AGTTAACTGTGGCTGATTGCTGTTGACTACATAGCCTTCGATACTGCCCCCGTCAACTGTTAAATTTAAACTGGCATTTTTTGTATTAATTTCTGCTATTTTCATGTGAATAAATCAAACCTCATATCAATAAATCAAACTGTCAACACGTTTATACTTAATGTTAAACGCATTCATTAATAATTCTACTTCTTTAAGACATTCTTCTCTACCACCACCTACCAAGTAAGCACCATTAAACCTCTTTAGTTGTGCGACACTAGCCCAACCAACAGTCATTGGATCGCCATTCATTTCATTAATAGCACCCATAATTAATGATTGTGTTATTGTTCTTTGACTACTAGCAGGAAATTCTAAATCTCTTGTATCAGTTACTCGTTGGACATACATCTCGCGGATAGTTGCAATGATAGTTGATGTTTCAATTCCGTGATCCATCCAAGACCGCAAATACCCATACCCTTTATCTACAATTTCAAACCTACGCCAGTCAATTGGGCTTTCTGGTTCCTTATAGTAATAATCACCATTTTCATCGTCACCTTCCTCGCCTTCTGTGACTAAAGTCTCGTCCCAAAATTGTTGTATTTGTTGTATACTATCACCACTCATCCCTTGGTCTTCGGCATTAACAAAAAATAATACGGGACCTTTTTGCTTTTGTACAAAGTTCATTATTTGAACAAATTTAGGATTTGTCGGAGGCCATGGGTGTCCATTATATTCTGGTTGAACATCAACACAGATAACCGGATGACTTAGTCCTTCATTAATCAACTCCTTTATTTTCATATTAATGGAATAGTAAGAAACTGTTAATCACATCTCTGCGGTTAGCCGCACGATCACCTGCTCCTGGCTGTACTATAACATGCCATTTGGGATGATCACTTTCTGGAGTATCCAACATTTCATCGTAAGTAATAATATCGTCTACATCTACTTGATATTTTTTAGCTAGTCTTTGTTTGAAATCATCTAATGCTGCTTGGTCTATAAACTGTGTACGACCTTTGGCATCTTTAATAGGTTTGCCTTTAGCATCAAGCGCCACTACCGGAGGCTGTGCTCCGCTGGCAACTGCCTGCTTGCTGGCAGCAAACAATTCTTTTGGAACTGTTATCCCCTGCTTGACAGTGTTGCCTTTAGTTTGATGGAATTCTATCTTTTTCTCTTCTCCACGTTTAGCTCCGCTGCTGAAATTAATAATAAAATTAGCAGGTTTGTCAGCAGTGGCCACGTCAGCTATCTTAGTATAAGCATAAAACTTTACGTCGGGATTTTTACGTGCTACATCAAATGCCAAATCTAAATATTCCTTACTGAAGAAATCACCAGCATCGTGCCAACGTACAACTAACGAAATTTCATGTTTATCAGTTTTGCGTTTAATTTGATTTATCTCACGATTAACCATATTGTTATAACCTTGGGGATCATTTACCAAAAAATTAAGTGCTTGTGCCGCACCCATTGAACTAGCTGGGAACATTACATATCCGCCTTTTCTAGCATAACAAAACAGTTGACAACTGCCAGCTCCTGGGCAAGTTGTTATCTCTACAAAGTCCCCGTTTGATTCATCTACTATAATACCACTCAATGCTGGTAATGTTAAGTCATATACTATTTCGCCTTCAGTGGCGCTTTTACTCATTTTAGCATTGGTACCTAATAGGGTTTTAGGTCTTGACATAATTTGTTGTGCTAGGTCATCTAAGTCCCATTTATCTCCTGAGTCATCTTTAGTAATAGCTTTAAGATTACTTCCATGCAACACTGGCGCAAATTTGTCTTTTTTAGTTTTGCTACCTGATTTTATTCTGTCAGCATAGCCCTGTAACTCGTCACGACTCATACGACGATGAGGAGCATTAAGTCCAATAGCCTCGTCAACTTCTTGATCCTCGATATGTAATGGTTTAACTTGAAACCCACCTAATGTGGTTTCGTTTATAAATTCGTATGCTTTCATAATATTGGTCCTTATATTTTTCCTGTTGTTGGGTCGTTCATTGCTAACATATATTCTTTAAATTTGGCGTTGCGATCTGCCAATCCTGCCATACCAGGATTGATATGTTTGGTAACTTGGCTAACATTACGGAAATCAGATACATTGGGTTGTACCCGATTTTGCCAGTACCATACTGCTACTTTGGCAGCTATATCAGGACGTTCTACCAACTCTGGATGTTGCTCTAGTGGCAGATTTAATGCTTCACCTGCTCGTCGATAATTTTCTCTTCCTGTTAATTGTATAAACCCACGACCAGAATATCTATTACCGTCACCTGGGTTAACGTTACCCAGACGTTTGGCTTTAGAAGGGTTGAAGCTGATGTCATATTTTTTAAAATCACGCTTGCCCCCAAATTCTTTGAGTGTGCTGAAATTCGCAGTTTCGTGGGCGCACTGAGACATAAACGCGGCTAGTTCTGTGCCCTTTAATCCATAAGCTTCTGCTGTTTTTTGTAGTGTTTTGGCCGCAGGTGCTTGCGATGTTTGTGGTTGAGCCGCCTGTTGTGTAGTTGTTTGTGGTGCTGTAGATACTGCCGTAGGAGTTGGCGCTCCGAAAGCTAATGCTCCGGCAGTGGCTGCTCCTGCTAAAGTTGATCGCCATCCTTCTTCTAATTCTTTTTCAAGATCAAATTCTTCTGCCAGATTATATCTGCTGGTATTAGACATGCGATGTACTTTGCCATCTGGGCGTAAAACCTGCGGATGTCCTTGGCTGTCTGTATCTAATAAAAATGCGTTGGCTGCTCGTCCTATTGCCCCTGGACGTACATCAACTGTCAAAGCCATTTTATATCTAGGATCGTTGGCTTCTGCGGCTGTGGGAATATATCCACTGCTTTCTGCTACGTTTTGATTAATTTTGACTAAATCAAATGTCACTGCTGTACGTCCGTCTATGATATTTTTCAATCTGTAGCCCCAGGTTTGAGCATAGCGTTGAAACAGCGCCGTGTATAAACTGCTTCTGCTGTCTCGTGCTTCGTTTTTTGCCGCAGTGAATGATATATATTTTGGTTGTGCTTTGGTTTTTAAAAAACGTTGAATAGCACTTAAAACCGTAGCAAATATTTTTTGAGCATCACCCTCACCTGTGACATTTTGACTATTGTTCCTGTAGAATTCTATAGTGTAGTGGTCTTCGTCCTCTTGATTGAACATGATACTTAATACCGAACCATCGGGCAGATAAGTGTAAGCATCGTAGTCTCCAAACTCGCCCTTTTCCCATTTCAATCTATAAGGGCTATCAAAAGACTCGTTCAAGCTGGTAAAAGCAAATAACTCAGGATGTAGTTTTCCGTATCTACGCATTAGTACACCTGCTCGAGCATTAGCTTCATTTTCCCACTCACTGCCATCTTCACCGGCATCGTCTGGCATAGACATAACTTCATGTTGTCGCTGATGTACTAATTCATGGGCCAGTGTTCTCAGTATATCCATAATATGTCTATTTCCCACTGCTACTTCTAATTCGTTAGTCATGCCGTTATATCTACCAAATGTCTTGTTACGTTGACTCCAAGCAGGGTCACGACGTAATCTCAATGATATATCTTTTTCAAGACCTAATTGTTGTACACAGAACTCTGTAAAATTACGTACCACATCTTCGTCAGACTTACTTTCGGGTATTTCTTCATTGGTAAATTGACAAGTAGTTGGATTGGTTCCATCGGGTGTTATGCCAACTTCTTCTATGTAGTCAGTACCATAGCCGTACTTTACAGGTTCCACATCACGTTCTTTTAAACTTAGCTCTTGACTTTTAATCTTAGCACGTTCCTTAAAGAGTTTTTCTAAGTCCCCTCGATTACGCAACAATTTATATGCGAGATTCTCTGGACCAAATTCACCGTGATTTGCCAATCCGGCGCTACGGAAATTTTTTAATTTGTCAGCTATCGCATTCATGTGTTCTAGATTTTTAGATTTCACAGCTTCTCGTATACGTTTGCTGAGATCTTTATATTTGCTCTTAACACTGACATCGTCTATATCAGCTTTGCTGCGTTTAGGTATCTGTTGCCAATCATTTTGTATTAAACTATAAATGCCTTGACTATGATGTTCTTCGTCACTGGCCTGTACATACAATTCTACAGGAATTCCTTTGATTTTTATATCGTGTTCTTTGTTGTAGATGGATTTTTTGGCATCAACTAGTTCTCTGAAAATATCATAATTTTCTGATTGGGGAAATTCTACCACTAGGTGTAGATCTATATCGCTATGAGGAGTATAAGAATATGCGGCATTACTTCCCGATACAGTTACGTCTTTAATATCTAGATTTTTTACTCCTAAAAATTGTGCGAAATCTTCTGCTATGGTCATTAACTGTTCTTTTATCTCTGGAATTAGATGTTCTCTGCGATCCCATAATTTTGGGTTCAGCTTGTTATGGAACTTAACAGCATCTGATAGTTTGAAAGATTCTAATTGATATATGTTCATATCTAATATTTAGTGCAAAAAAACAAAAGCCGCTAACAACGTCAGCGGCCCTTGTCCGTTTATATACTACGTAGTTTACTCAGCTTTTTTAACTTTGGCAACTACTTTAGATTTGGCTTTTTTAGGTACTGGGACAGAAATCTCAGCATTTGATTTGGTAACAGCTGGCTGAACATCTACAGATTGAGCTGGTACAGCCAAAGGACTCACTGGCTGTTGATTGCTAAGTGCCAGATTGTGTAGATCTTTGTACAGTTGATCCTGTGTAGCATAGTCAAATACATAGGTTCCGGTATGTTTTAGTAAAACACGCTTGTCTACCCATATCTTGCCACCTAGGTCACGCCAGTTTTCACAGAAAGTCCAATCTTCGCTGTAGTAACGATTTTCACGTACTGCTGTGTCAAAGTATGTTTTCATATGAACATTGAGCTCTGACGGAAGTCCAATATCTGAATTGAATGGTTTCACTGCTGGGTGAGCATTGAGTTTTTCAAATATATGACGTTTCATTAATAAGAAACCAGTGCCAGTTTTAGTAACTTCCTGGAGACCATCTGGTCCTTCTTCTGCTCCATCAAATCCATTGACACACCATTTAACTGGTAATGATTTCATCGGATACAATCCGCCAATAACATCCACATCACGATTTAACAATACTAGCAAGTGCCATGGCTCCCACCCAATATCAGCATCAATGAACATTAAGTGTGTGCTGTCTTGATTAGATAAGAATTTTGCCGTTAACGTATTACGAGCACGACTGATCAAAGATTCGTTAGTCATAGTTTCCATAGTCCAGTCTATGCCCAATTGACGTGCTGTATTGGCCCACTTGATATAACTCATAAAAGTAGATTCTGTTAACATGCCACCATAGCAAGGCATACATATATGCACGCGTGTAGTTTTAAGATAGTCAATGTTGACTTGAATTTGTCCCTGCTGCGGAGCCGACGGAGCCTCAGTTGTTGGGATTGCTTGTGTTGCTTCGGCTGTTAAATCAGCGCCTTGAGTAGATACCATGATTTTCCTTTATAAAAATTGTGCTATTATTTAATGAGAAGTTTACTCGATGTAATATTTCTAGGATGTTGCTAATAAGTTATATGGTGATTTCGTTCGTCTATATAATCCAGTACAAGATCTTCCCTGAAAGGACGATAGCAGTGCTGAGCTATGCGTTCAGCATATATAGTAGATTCTAATAATTTCTTAAGTTTTTCCTTGTGCTCACGTTGTAAAGGTGCCGGAGTATCTAGCACATTGGCATCCACTGGGGGTTCTTGTATGACAATATCACGGGTCTTTTTGCCTACCCCTAATTTCTTGTCAAATATGTCTTTGATATGACTATCATCTATACCATACAGGTCATGTATTATCTGTTCTCTGTCCCCAGCACTGCCATTACTATACATATCTCTTATGGCACTAGCTGAATTGGCGTCTCTACCACGCACTTTGAAAGTGGTAGTGGGTGTGATTATAACATAAGCATGTTTGGTTAAAGGCTGTAGTTTTTTTCCTTTTTCAGGATACGGCTGCATATAACTGGGTTCACCATTTTTTTTAGTTCCAAATTTAAAACGAGATTCAACACCTTCCATATCTTTTTGACTGACTGCGAAGACGAGTGCTGTGTTTTCTGGATCAGGAATATCTTTTACTATTTCTTGTGCTTGGTAGGGATTGCGTACCTGCACTATGTGACTGGCAGGCACTCCCATCTTGGTCCACATTAGAACTTTATCCTCAAAACTAAATGGATTTTTTATAGGAGCAACAACATTTGAAGTAACTACATACACGTTGTCTGCCCCAAATCGTTTGGCTATAGCATCATAGCTAGATTTATGTCCCAAATGAGCTGGCTGAAAACGTCCTGGATAAATTACCATTGTTTTCATATTAATATACTAAATTGGCTGAATTAATCGTGCCACCTGTAAAATCTGTTACTTTAGCACGTATCCACACGAAATTACCTATCATATTGATAGCAGTGGAATCAGTTGTGGGAGTTGACGTATTTCCGTAACTTTCTATGTCAAACCACAAGGCCTGCTCAGTCCAGTCGTTGAGTGTTCCTTGAAGTGTGATATTTCCTATAAATCCAGTAACCTGTATCAAAGCAGTTTGAGCGCTGCCTTGCCCACCATAATAGTTAGCCGCTGGTACAGCGGTACCTATAATAATATTTGTAGTTCCATCATATATAGTTGTGGGTAACAGAGTTTGTGTAGTAAAAATAGTCATTGTATAATATTTATGCCGAAATTATCTGTACTGTTTTCCTAAGTAACCCTGGTTGTATCAAACATAGCATAGTGACACAGGATTCTGTATCATGATCTATAAAGAAATACTCTCGAAAATATTTGGTGTCAGTCTCCAAACACTGGCGCAGACTGGGACCTATTCTTACATTGGTTTGACCAAACAACCAATTTTTGATGTTATTTTTCTCTTCAGCAGACAATTTTTTTTCTTTAAAGTAACTACGATATATATGACGAGCATTTTTTAACTTTATAGTGTCTTTGGGACGATTTACCACAGCTTGGCTATAAGATTTTTCAGTGATAATGCTGTTATTGCTCAGATCTTCTATAAGTTTGATATCGTTTGAATAAATCCATCCTGTACTCATACTAGTAACTAACTTAAATTTAAAATTACACAGCAATAGAATATCTAAAAAGCTGTGTAATTTGTGATAAGTTTCTTCAGTTATAGTAGGCCAGTCAGGACCTAACCCCATTCGACTCAGCATTGAACTTTGGGGACTATTCCAGGAAGCTCTTTTCGCCGCTTGCTGCCGCCAAGCTTTTCTACGATTCAATATTTCGTCTATCCTTAGATGATCTAAGGAATGCATCGCAGTGACTTCTTCTAGCGTAAATTTAATACTGTATTCCCATTTATCGTAGAAAAGTCTATCTTTGGGTATCTGTTTAAATTTAAGTTTGTTCATCTGGGATTATAAATCCTTCACTATCAATTTTTAGCATGGTATGATTTAATACGATATTGAAATCAATTTTATCATCTACAAGCATAGCATTGACAGAGCAGTTGTTTAATTCTTCAAATAATATCTTTTTACTCAACGGCACACGTATCAACTCATCTATTTTGCGATTAAGCGGTCTGGCTCCCATCTTGCTATCGTATCCTTTGTCAGCCAACATATTGATAACAGGTTCCGAAAGATTAAGTTTAATATTTTTAGTTTGGAGGCTAGTTTGTAATTGTTCAACAAATTTAAGCACAATCTTCTTGATAGCCAACTGATCCAACTTTTTAAATTTACAAATTTGATCAATGCGATTTCTTAATTCTGGCTTGAAGAAATCCTTCATGGCTTTGTCTTCGCTTCCAGTTTTTTCAAACGCCTGCCCAAATCCAATATTATTATTTTCATTGTCTCTAGCACCTAAGTTGCTGGTCATAATAATGATACTGTTCTTGAGATTGACTGTTTTGCCATTGCTACTTGTGATTCTAGCCTCATCTAACATTTGCAACATAATATTAATTACATCCGGATGAGCTTTTTCAATTTCATCAAACAACAATATAGAGTAAGGATTTTTAGATAAATCGCTGATGAGTTTACCACCGCCCACGTTGCCATCCTCAAAGCCTACATAGCCCGGAGGAGCTCCTATCAATGAACTAACAGTATGACGTTCCTGATATTCACTCATGTCATACTTGAGTAATTTCATATCTAGATTATCCGCGAGCAATTTGGCCAGTTCAGATTTACCTGTACCGGTAGGCCCAAGGAACAAGAAACTAGCGATAGGCCGGTTGTCGTTGCCGATACCAGAAAAATTAATATACACACGTTCTAACACACTGTCTACAGCTTCATCTTGACCGTATAATTTTTCTTTTATCTTATCTTCTAACCCCACAATGCTGGCACTGCGTTCATTTTGTAAACGATCTAATGGCACAGTTGTAATACGACTCAACTGCTCCATAATCATTTCTTTATTGATGGTAACATTACCCAGATCCTTAACACGTTCTTTAGCACAGGCACCATCTAATAAATCAATACTTTTGTCTGGATTTTTTTTGTCATGAATGTATCTGCCGCTAAGTTCAACTGCGGCTGTGATAGCCTCTGTGTCTATCAATACGTTGTGAAAAGTTTCCAGTCTTGGGCTTAATCCCAACAATATTTGTTCTGTCACTGCTGGCGTGGGTTCGTCAATACTGACACGATGAAACCTACGCATCAAGGCACGATCTTTTTCAAACGATTCATAATACTCTTCCCAAGTTGTGCTGGCAATAATCTTTAAGTTGCCTTTGGTAATAGCTGGCTTGAGCATGTTGGCAAAGTCTAGAGAGGATTGAGTCGATGCTCCTGCTCCCTTCATAGTGTGCGCTTCATCTATAAACAATACGCAGTTCTTTTTGGTCTCTAAAGCACTGATTACCTGTTTGAATTTTTCTTCGAATTCACCGCGATATTTACTTCCTGCTAGTAAGGAAGCAATTTCCATACCCCATACTTCGTAGCCCGATAAAAATTTAGGAACTCGATTTTTAATTATCTCCTGGGCTAATCCTTCTACTATGGCAGTTTTTCCTACTCCGGGATCACCTACCATTAAAACGTTGGCTTTAAATTTACGTGCCAATACAGTTATCATCTCATCTAACTCCTGACTGCGACCTATCATGGGTTCCAGTTTGTCTTGCTCTGCTAGTTTAGTTAAATTAGTACAGTATTCAGTTAGTATTTCGTCAGCTTGATTGCTGTTTATAGATGCGTCATTATGATTATAATTATTTTTCCAAAACTGATAAAAGTCTGCTTTATCTACATTATATTTCATGAGGAAATAGTGAGCATGACTATTGTTTTCTCCCATCATGGCAAGATAAACATCTCCGGTATTCATAGTACGCCGACCGGTAAACAACACTTGAGTCATTGCCCGATTAAAACAGCGTTCAAGAGCTTGAGTCTTTCGGGGAGCCGCAGCGTTTTTAGTAACAAGACTAGTAATACTTTGAAGATATGCCTCTAGTTCTAAGTCTAACAAACTAACTTCGGTGCCGTAGGCTACTAATACTTTTTTAAACGGTTCATGTCGTATAAGCGCCAGTAGAACATGTTCAGTTAAGATATATTCATGATTCATATCTTTGGCTATTTTTACTGCGTTAGAAATTATCTGTTCAATTTCTTGATTATGATTCATACCCGGTCCTTTTTTTATGATACATACACAGTATATATTATTTTTGTTATAAGAACAAGTATTACGATGATTTTTTTTGTGTTTCTTTGATTTTTTCTACCAAATCCGGATCGATAAATTTAGGAACTTGAGCTTGGATGCGTACCAATAAGTCTCCGCTAGCAGTGTTCCGAGCCGGCAATCCTTTGCCTTTAAGACGCATGAGATTTCCCGGTTGAGTCAATGGGGGAATGGTTATTGTAAATTGATTATTGAACACATCACGCACTTGTGTTTCGCCACCTACCAAACAATCCCATATACTTACAGTGGCATCAGTGGTTAAATTAAGTCCATTGCGTTCAAATTTAGGATTGGGGTGTATGCGGAACTGAATTATTAAATCCGAACCACCTGGGCCTAATCCTCCGTATTGCACATGATCCCCATCGTTTATTCCAGTGGGAATGTCTATTTCTATATTCATAACACCATGATTGGTGCCCACTGACACTGGACGTTTGCCGCCCTGTGCTATATCTAATAATGTCACCCACAAAGACATACGTAACTGCTGGCGTTGGGGTTGTGGCTGGTGAAATTGTTGACCAAACATATTAAATATGTTATTAAAATCAAAAGGTCCTGCGCCTCCTGAAAATTGAAACTGTGGTCCTTGAGGTCTATCATATTCGGCACGTTTTTGCTCATCGCCTAGAACACTATAAGCGGCTTGTATTTCTTGAAACTTTGTAGTTTCCCCGCCTTTGTCTGGATGGTGCTGACTGGCTAACTTGCGGAAAGCTTTTTTGATATCGTCCGAAGAAGCATCGCGTGATACGCCCAACGTAGAATAATGGTCACTCATTATAGTAATTATACTAACTTACCAAGTATACAATTATTTTTTAGGTTGGGGTATTTGTTTACCATCAAACTTTTTATGTATCTTTATAGTCTTACACACTTGTTTATTTTTTACTTCGTGACATACTCGCTGAGTTTCTACAGCTGACACTGTCAAAGACAATGAAGATAATATTGCAATTGATAATAATTTCATTTTATTTCTCCGGAAATAACTGCGGGGGACCTTTTGGTTTAGGTTTAGAGACTGTAGTTACATTCTCATTGATGTTTACAACATTTACCTGCGTATCAGTAACATTGTTGGTAGTAGGACTGGGATTCGCAAATCCTGCGCCAAAACCTGACGGACTACTACCAGCTGATGGAGTCGAAAATCCACTTGTTGTCGGTGCTGTTGGGGTGCCTGATCCAAAGGCTCCGGTAGTTGTTGATCCGAAATTGTTTGTTTGTGAACCAAACCCTCCACTCATACCGGTGTTCATACCAGAATTCATGCCGCCCATACCGGTGTTCATACCAGAATTCATGCCGCCCATACCGGTGTTCATACCAGAATTCATGCCGCCCATACCGGTGTTCATACCAGAATTCATGCCGCCCATACTCGGAGGTTGATATGTTGTACCAGGGCCAAGGTCAATCCCACCTTGTTCAGCACCTGCTAATTTTTCTTTTGTTCGACCAAACGCTGTAATACCTAATATAGCACCAAACGCAATATGTATCATCCCAGCACCCTGTAGTGTCAATGGTTGCCACTGTACAAACGGAATAATATGATAGACAGCTTGAGTCATACTCCATAGCATTGGGAATAATATAAAGTCGCAGGCGCAAATAGCCATGTAGATATACCCCATTAAAGGTCTCCAACGTCGAGTCATCCAATCTTCTTGCGGTTTTTCGTTTGTAGTTTTTATTACATTTCGATGTCGGTGCGACATAGTAGCTCCTTTTGTTTTTTATTGTTGTGTTGTATCAGTTGTGTTATCTACTACCGGTGGTGTATCTGGAGTTGGATCTATAATTTGACTAGACTGTGTTAACATATCAGTGGTATGCGCTTTGGCTGCCGCTTCAAATGCTGTTGCTTCGGATTTTGCCTTATCAGCTGCCGCATTGGCTGCTTCTATAGCTGCCTGATGAAAGTTTTTACTTCTAATCAATGCCTTTTGAAGTTCAGCTTTGAGGTTAGCCACACGCTCGTTAGAACGTAGTGCTACTTCTTTAGCTTCGGTAAAAATAGCTTTAAGATCCTTTTCCATAAATGCTGTTACAGTTTGAACTTCTGTTTCTACAGCATCTATAATTTTTTTCCCTTTAAACATTGTTAGTAATCCCATTTTATTTCCTTATTATAAAGCAAAACTGGCCACGGTAATAATACCATTAATCAGTGTGTTCAGATGTTCTTTATACTGAAGCTGGTTTATGTCTTCAATTATCATCATCTGCTTTTGTATATCCTGCATAGTTTCTGTCAGCTCACTGGCTGTCATTTGCCCTGCTTGTGCTGCTATAGATGTTTCTTTTACATATTTTGCGGCATTGGCAAATGTGTCGTCTCCGCAATTTGCTAACTGGTCTAAGCCAGCATAAATTTCATCTAAACTCATCTAGGTCTTCCTCCAAGTACTGTTTGTATTAAATCTGCACTGTGTTCTATTCCTTCAAACTTTAATTTACAGAACTGTGTGCTTACCTTTTCTCCTGCGGTATAGCGTTTAATTAACCCCTGTGCTATTTCGTTTAATGCCTGTGCGGCTTTGTAACTATCACCGTTATGCGGCAAATGTTCGCTGTACAATGCGAACAGCTCAGTTTCTTTGGCCACTACTGCGGCATCGTTTTTAGCGGCAAAAAAATTATCACAATCATTTATACTGTATCTGGAATCTATTCTTATTTGGGTAATCAGTTGATACTCATTGGCGTCAAATTTGGTCATGAGATAACTGTCCTTAATAGTGGAACATCCTGTGATTAACATAGCCAACAATACAATCAGTTTTTTCATTTTATTCCGTTCCATATTTTCTTTTGTGTGTCGTACCAATTTTGCCAAGCTTCATATTTTTCCTTCAGTAGATAATATTGGGAATAATTGATGTTGGCATTTTCAATTAGGTCACTTAACCGATGTTGATCGTCGCCTAATGGTTTTAGTTTTTCCGCAGGTTCAAACAGTGCCGACGGAGCAGATGGCCAAGATGGTTGAACTATGGGCTCTTGACTAGCACAGCTTGATAACAGATACAAACAAACAAACATTAATCTTTTCATTTGGTCACCCGATTATAAACGGCATCGTTGTACAATTCCCAAGCTTCGGCATCTATAATACTACAATCTTTATCTATCTGTTGTTGTACTTTTTTTATACGTTTTGATATTTCAGTTTTATTCTGAATCACAATAGTTTTTTGCCCACTCATTACGATTCCCAAAGCAATATTGGCATCATCGCTAGCTTGCTGTGCCACTTTTATTTCATTTTCTTTGGCTAATATTTGTGCTTGGTAAATGGCAACCACCCCGGCCCCACCGTACATAAAAATACCCAGTACAGTTACTAATATACAAATAGGTCTTATAAATATCATCCAAGGTTTGAAATTGGGGAAATTTTGAAGTATACCGGCAATAATGTATGCGCCACAGCCAGCTCCTGCCGTGAAAGGCCATATCCAAACTGGAATATGTCCTAATAGATGATTGACCACAAAACTAAACATTAGGCTCCTAATACTTGCAATGCGAAGTTACAATGTTGTTCGCGTTCATCTAATCCCAGTGTTCCGCCGTTGATTCTAACGCTTAATGTCTTTAGATCCCAAGCATCGCAAAATTGATTTAAATTGTTGTTTTCCCAAAACCAGCAGGCACTTTGTACAGCTCCTTCAAATGTGGTCAAGTACTCGGGAACATCATCGATATTCATTTGTAAACTATCCGCAAATGACTGATAATTATCATGTCCTGTTATTTGTATCAATCCTCGACCGCAATATTTCCAACCATCGCCTGAAGCCTCGTCACCATTACCCATACGACTACTATAAGCACGATTGGCTATTTTTTCTGGCTGATGTGCGTATTGATTGGCAATATCCATATTGGGAAATAATCTAGGCCAAACACGACATAAACTGGCTGCTTGATAGTTTAAATTTTCATGTAATGCTGTATATCCCATGGATTCTACATAAGTTTGTCCTATAAATCCTGCCGCGCGGCGCGGGGTGTTGATGTTATAGTCTGGAAATATCTTGTTTAGTGCGTCGCACCAATCTTCTACATAAGCATTGCCGTGTAGTATTTGATTTAATTGTTCTTGAGTAATCTGCATCTTTGGTACCTTTTGAAAGTGTACCAGTATTTATTCCAAGATTATGTAAGTTTTATTGCTATAGATTAGAGCATATAAATTTAGCCCAAGGGTCAGAATCTTGGGTAATCACTCTAAAATCAAATTTGTCAGGAGTAATAAACATTTTATTGGTATCTTCAAATCTACCTGATTCTATAGTATCTACCCAAATGGTATAATCAGCCGCAAAATTATCACGCATTTTAGGCAACGGCGCCACAAAATCAGCCACAACATAATCAGTTTCAAACTCGTCAGCTAATGTACGCATACGAATGCTTTGTCTTATGCGCCCTTCTTCTGAAAAATCCCAATCATCGTTGTTTTTACGTACTTCATCGGCGTTGATCCAAGCTACAGTTTTGTTTTTTGATTGTAATTCTTTTATTAAACTTTGGGCTAGAGTAGTTTTTCCTGACCCGGGCAATCCCATGATCAATATTCTTTTAGACATTTTCTTGCCCCATTTTATTCTATCCCAGATTCGTTCGTGTAACCAGTAGTAAGCAATCTTAGTGACTATTTCAATGGATGCTATACTACCAGCCATGGCTAAGTGATCAGTAATTACCCAACTGATCAAAAATGTATCCAAACTTCCTGTTAGTCTCCAGCTGACAGCTTTGAAAAAACTTCTAGAATGTGTTTCCGCCATGATGTGCCTAAAAATATATTATATATTAGACAGTAAACAAAGTCAATGCTAAATGAGACCGGCGGCAGCCTGCAAACTGATAATTGCGTTGTCACGCTCGTATACGGGTTTTGTTGGTATCCCGGCAGCTACACGCATTTCGTTCAATTCTCCGTCATGTGTTTCACGATACTTTTTGGGAGATAAGGGAACGATGCGTTCAAATTCTTCTTGACTAAATGGCACGTGTTTTTCATTGTACTTCATATGCCAATCTTTTAGTTCAAACTCTGTGAGAGTAGAAAGATCATTTAATAACTGCTCTACATGAGCTCCTGCTGTGCTGCGTCTGCGTATTTCTACATAAACCAAGTAACGATTGGGTTTTATCTCTCCAGGACTGCGATCTGCGTCTATAACAAAATCATATCCTTTTTCAAACCAAACCATGAGATCTTTGGCAGCTTGTGGATTACGTACATAAAAACTCACAACAATTATGTCGTCATCGTCGCCCATTTTACTAGTGAACTCGTCAACATGTATTTCAGGCTTTATCAAGCCCTCCATGTCCTTGTAATTTAAACTCTCAAAGACTGGGAGATTAGAATTGGGGAATGGTTTGTATAGATGGTTGTTGTTCATTGTTATTAGGGTGTGATTGTTGTCTATCTAAATCTTCTTGATAAGCGGTATCTAAATCTTTTAAGTCTATCTCTTGATTTTCCAGTTCAATACTGCCTGTTCTTATATCGCTTAACAGAGTTTTAGGCATGGTTATTTCCACTAACCATATTTTCTTTTCTATAATCTTGGCTACTTTAGTTCCAGGACGATAGTCTGACGGATCTTCTATCTTTATGGGCAACTTCATGTTGGTTCTTTTGAATTTTACGTCGCAGTCAAAAGGCAAAAGTCTACGGGCCCCTCTGGGATCAGGCATCAATTTTTCCGGCCAGAGAAACACACAAGATACTTTATACTTGCTCACTGTAGGACCTTGAACTAATTCACCTATGATCCAATTCTTGAACGCATAAACATCTAGTTCATCTAATACTCTCTCAAAATCCAAAAGAGTCAACAAGCTACCTTCGCTTAGATAAAGGTTTTTAATGTTTTCAGCGACTTGCCAGTAGTCGGCATGATCTTTGAATAAGTCGCTGTCAAAAGGTTTATTTGCCATAGTTTAGTATTTAGCTTATTATGGAATATGTGCAGAGAATGTAGAATGTTCAGTGTAGCTTAATACTTATCTGTTTTAACCTTCATTATGTAAGCACATTAAATGAATAATTTATATAGTTTAAATACTTGGGATGGCAGGGTGCTATCAAACACATCTTAACTACAAATGGAGTCACACTTGAGTAGAAATCGAGCTTTAAAATCACAGAAACGTCAAATGACATACCAAGAAAACACTATAAACTTTGAACAAGTAAAACCCATAAAGCAACGTCCTATTGATCTCGTTCCTCGAACCAAAAATCAAGAGCGTTTGGTATTGGCTTTACAAAGTTTCGATCAACATATAGTGGTAACTACAGGACCAGCAGGATCAGGAAAAACTTATCTAACCGTGTTGGCTGCTGTAAAAGCATTTAGAGAAGGAGATGTAGAACGTATAGTATTAACACGTCCAGCAGTAGAAGTAGCAGAAGAAAAACATGGCTTTTTGCCCGGAGATCTAAATCAAAAAATGGATCCTTGGGTGCGCCCGTTAACTGACATACTACGCGAGTATTATCGTCAACAAGATATCACAGCCATGATGGAAGATGGCAAGATAGAAATAGCTCCGCTTGCTTTCATGAGAGGTAGAACATTTCGAAATAGTTGGATAATTGCTGATGAATTTCAAAACAGTAGCCCCGAACAGGTATTGATGCTTATGACACGTATTGGGGAAGGTAGTAAGATTGTAATAACCGGTGATGCCAGTCAGACAGATCACAAAAGAGGTAGTAATGGCCTAGTAGATTTATGCGAACGATTACAGAGGGGAGGTGTAAAGGGTATAGCTGTATGTGATTTAGACAATCGAGACATACAGCGGCACAAGATTATTGATAGTGTGCTACGCCTTTACTCTGATTAATTAGTCTGTTTTTTTTGTGATTAACTGGTAAATTTCTTGCCAGTTTTTCACTTTAGGAATTTTAGGATGGTTATAATCAAGGTTATGACCATGCTCCATTAGTATACTGTTTAATCCCACAGCTAACCCAGTTTCGGCATTCAAAGTTTTGTCTTCAATCCACCAACACCCAGAGTCACGATATTTTTCAAGAGCATCATCTTTGTCGGCACCAGTGTCCAAGAATATAAATTTTTCAAAAGTTTGTTTACCAAATAGTTTTCGTAGATTCATTTTGCGTAAATCTTGTGCATTTTTGTTTTTGCTTAAACTAGTAATAACATGGAATTTATATCCATGTTTTTCGTTTAATTTTTTAACATAATACATACTATCTCTTAACGCTGGCAAAAATCCAATTGCCGCACTTTCATTGAATAATTTGATTAATTTCTGTCCTTGTTCATAATCAATACCATATTTTTTTCCTATATCGTATTTGTATTCGCCGCCTTCGACTTTGTTAAAACCATGCTGGTTTAAATATATATCAAAAGCATATTCCCACCCTAGTAAAACACCATCTACATCTGACAAAATTATTTTATCTTTCATTTTATTCTCAATTAGTTAGAATCCAACTACGTTTGGGCTACATCTGTATCTGATTTAATGCTGATAGGATGTCCATTTTCTTGGAACATACGTTCAATTGTAGCTGTATAGTGTTCATAGTAATAGCTAACTATGCGATCCCACTCTTTGGGCATGGCTTCGCCATTGATGGTACATTGTAATACCTTGAGTTCTTTAAAATCTAATATCACTCCCATCAGTTGCAAGTCACGTTTTTTAAGTTTAACGCCCAAGCTCATTGCTTCATCGTACTGTCCCGTGGGTTTCTTTAAATATTGAAACATTAAATATCTCATAGATTAGTAAGCTCACAAAGTGTTGCCGAGATATTGATTTCGGCGTCTGTTACCATGGCAGCATTAACCAATCCGTTACGTATGATAGTGATAGCTTGGTCTTGTTTTTCAGTATCCTGACTCCACAGATTTAGGTTGTCGTAGAACCATCTAAACATTGAATCCATATCTTCTGTGCTGGCTTGACTACAAATTATTTTGCGGCCTTCGCTAATTTTTCCAGATTTAAACAAAGCAACAGCATCCAGTTTCCAATCTTTAACTGCCGAATCGTTCTCTCCTGGAATTGCCAATGTACCAGTAATGCTATTAGGCTGTACCAAATTAAGACATTTACGCAAGTCTGGATAAGAAGCCTTAACATAACTGTCTAATGTATCTAGATCAAACTCAACATTTTCTGTGACTAATATCGTAGCAACACGAGCAGTAAATTCCGTTAAGTCGGTTTTTTCAATATGGAAACCCTGACAACGACTGTGTATAGCCGGCATAATTTTGTTGGGATAGTTACATGTCAATATAAATCTAACACTTTCACTATAGTCTTCCATGAGATTACGTAGTGCTGGCTGTGTACTATTAATATTCATATAGTCAGCTTCATCAATCAATACTACTTTAAATTTACCAAATGGCATTGTTTGGCAAAAACCTATCAGTTTGTCGACCCATTCAACTTTACGAGCATCTTTACTACCGTTAGCTGACAATACGTCATATTCATCTACTCCCAGCTCATTGATTAACAATTTGGCTAGTGTAGTTTTACCTGTACCTGGACTACCGCTTAGTAGCAAGTGCGGGATTGATCCCTGTTTGATCCAACTTAATACTTGTTGTCTTTGGCTTTCGTCAGTAAACACATATTCTGAAGCTATTTTTGGCCGATATAATTCTGTCCATAATTTATTCATATACTTCTTCCTTATCTAATATTAGTTTTACATCATATCCTGCTAATTTTACAGCCGCCAATTTTGCTTTATTTTTTTCTTCTGGTAACTGTTGCTGAACCATGAGATCATCTCGCAGAGGTTCTATCATTTTCTACGAAAGAAATTTAATAAGTTCCAAAATCTTGATTTATAAGGGTCAGATAAAATATTATCTAACAAACTGGGACGATAGGGACAGCGACCTTGCCGCCAATCGCATTTGGTTTGAATGCTTCTGTGGCATATTTCACACGTTAATTCTTCAGTATTTCCAGCAGTCTTTCTTGTTCCCACTCATTTTCTCCTGTAAATGTCGGCAATGCTTTATAAGCATCTTCTAAATAACATTTTAACAGATAAAGATCTCTTTTACAATAGCTTCCGGTAAAACCGTCGTTGTATGGGCTTGCTATTTCTTCCAAACTGTGAGAGATTGCTTGATAAGCCGGGGAAAGATTGGGTTTTATAAAACCCATTAGACTTTTTTGTCCACATGAACTGCCCCACTTTGTGTGTCGTCCTGTGGGCATTCTTCACTGTCGCTAACCAGTAGTATGTCGTTAGGATCTATCTTGCGTATAGTTTTGGCGCCTGTTTCATCTTCGATATCCAATCCACGTGTCCATCGACCGTGTGCTACCATAACCCACTGTCCCACTTTTACATCTGTTTGGTCTGGTCCTACAGCATAAACACGACCCCAGCGTGGGCGTATACCATAGCCTTTGCCGTTGTCACCAAGCAGAACAATGCCACTTTGAAGCTTTCTTCCGTCAAAGTTCATGTCTGTAATTATAATGTTGTCTTTAAGTACTCGAAGTTCTTTAATTTGATGTGGGGCAAATGCAGATTTTTTCATATCTTCCTAAGATTTTGTGGTTTTGTATTTGGTGCTTTTTCTAATTCTTGCTTGACTGTTTGACTACGTGCAATAGCCGCGGCTAACCCTCCCTTGGCGGGTTCTTCTTGGGGCACCGTAGTAGGTACTATTGCGGGCTGTACTGGATCGGGCTGAATTAAATCCGGTTGATCTATCGAATCTAATGGGCCCAATGGATCTTCTTCTATATCAGGATTTACTACAGTTCTCTGAATAGCTTTTGAGCTTGAGTGTACAGGACCTCCCGACACGTTTGTTTGTTTATTGATTCGTCGTTGAGTCTGTTTGTTGATAGGATCTATAACATTTCCTTGACTGTCTATCCGGTCACCGCGAGCGTTAACTCCCATATTTCCCACAGCACGTACATGTTCATTCTGTAGTCTTAAAGACCCTATATCAACTTGTTTGCCCCGTGCGGTTCTATATATTTTAGTTGTCATTTGTTTCTCCTAATACGTGTATTTAACGTAAAAATTCACTAATGCTTAATTTATACGTGATGCTATTGATTCTGTGTACGCCCAGTTTATACAAAATAAAACTAGCCACACTACTACCTCGCCCAACACCCCATATTAATTGATTATCACGCATTGTATCTACTAGATATTTTAAATAACGCAATAAATCAAATAAATTTCGTTCTTGGTACAATAGCAATTCTTCGCCTACACGCTGCAGTTCTACTTCATCATCGCCACACAGATCCAATACATACTGAGCTATGTCCAAATCTCGATACTGTTGAGGCATGTGCCAATTTTTTTGATTGTTACGATCCCAATCAGCTATCTCAGTATCGTCATTTGTTTGGCTGACAAAAAACGGCAAAGGTCCCAGTAATTTGACTGCTTCTTCGATTTTAACCGAGTCATCTACTAACACGTTTTTTAATACGTCAACATCATGACCTTTCATGAGAATGTCGCAGACATCATCTTCATTAAAAATCATTTCACCAAATTTATTTTGTCTCATCAGTTCTTTTGAAATCAGCGAATACCACAGTATTTCCTGACTCTGTGGCCGTGTTGGACATTTGGTTATCCCAATTCAATTCTAACTCACGCCAAACACTATTTTGTGTTATTTTAACAATCTTTTCGGAATTAGTCAACTGAGGATCGGCATGTGTAAGGTCAGATGTACGCCACCAGTCAGGAACGATTAAGTCACTCATGTTTTCTTGCTCGCTGTGTATGTATATCATACCGTCGCCCAGCTGACTGCTAATTTCAATTTCACCTATTAACATTTTGTTTTCAGTTATAGCTGATAATTTATAAAATAACATAATGCCTATCAATTGATCAGCGGGTTCAGACGGCAGTGTGGTGATATTTATGCCGGCGGCAATAAATTTTTTGGCTTGTTCTACATCGTCTTCGGCAATAAAAACACAACTATCAATTTCATTATAGATAAAGTGTTTGATACGATCAAACGCCATGTTGGTAATGTACGAACTTTCGCTGTTTGTCATCATAAAAATCTTGGCAGTGTAGTTGTTCATTATCAATTGATTATGAAAATAAACTCCTGCGTTAAAAGTGATTGGATATATTAGTCTAACATTCATTATGATACGTCTATCATTCCGTCATATCCAGTATCCTTTTGATTTTTCTTAAGTTTTTCCTGATATTTGTTTTGATAACTTTCGATGGCCATTCTCAATTGATTACAGAGATCATGATTGCCAATTCTATAGGCTATTGCTAATTTTTTATTGAGTTGTGTAACTACAGAGCTGAGTTCTTCAGCTTCTAGATTGTTTATATTGCCAATTAAAGGATGTTCCATATAGTATATTATATAGAATTTATTTTAAAATGTCAATTAAAAATGGCACTGTTGTTGCCAATACATATCCAACTGCCATTTGACATTAGTAAAGTACATGCTTGACCATGGTTTGATAAAATAATATTCCCCGACGCACCTGATTGCCAAGATGCCGACGCAACTTGGCAAGTCATTGTTCCTACAAAATTAGTCATGGCCAAAACTTTAATTTGTCCTATAACTCCCGATGCCAAAGTGGTTGCAATAGCTCCGCCTGAAGTGTTTATATAGCTTGTTGTATAAGATAAACTTAACGCAGTACTAGTACTTACTGTTTCGTTGCTGGCGTTGAAAGGGGTAAGAAGTTTATTATTGCCGCTGATTGTAATGGTAGTTCCATTATCTGATGAACCAAATGAAAACTTAACAACAACAGGACTGGAAAAATATAATGTATTATTAGAACTATTCCACCCTACTATCTGCTGGTTTACACTGACTGCAGCGGGAAATGTGATATACTGTGTACTTGGATCAGTTATGGTAAATTGTACTTCTACTGCTCCATATTGTCCGGCAATGGGCCAATTGCTAAATCCCAGTGTAACTGGTCCGCCCAAAGTTAAGGTTTGATAGTGCCCTGAAGCGTAATTTATATTTACCGATCCAGTGAGCATTCCCAAAGCCACTGCCGGAGTAGCAAAATCACTGAATAAAGCATTGATCAACGGACCGTTGTTCATGTTATTCTGAGTAGACAAAGCGGCTCCGCCGGATAATTGGGCATTGACTATTACTTTATTTTGCAAATCTGTAATTTCATCTGCGGCATATTGAAAATTTGTGCTGGTATTAGTAAAGTTATCTCTAAACCCCTGCGAATTGTTATCTTGTCCAGCGACTGGATAAGCCCCATTTATATTATTTGGATTGATTAATGACGTCATTTTTATTCCTAGTTATGTTAATATTTAGCTAATTTAATAGCTGAATTAAATCTTATGATCCGCGTATCCAAGCCGCTTGGAAAAAACATCCTGTTGATGCGCCTATCTGCCAAACTCCTGTATTAGAATACACCGCCGCCAATATTTGAAGATAATCAGTAGTGCCATTAAGATATACTAAAGTGCTGACACTGCTGTTTGTTACTGTTCCCCAAGTAGATGTCAAAACAGTTTGTGGTCCCGACGCTACAGCACTACCATTTTTGTTTAGTATTAATGCGGCTGCTATTTCTTCTGTTCCTGATACGTATTGAGGTAGCATACTGGCATTTACTTGATACCACCCAGGAACTTGAGGTGTAAATTGCCCGTTTGAAAAATTGTAGTAATTGCCGTCATCAGCAAGTATACCATTATATTTTAGCACTGTTGTTGTTTGATTAGTCAATGAGCTGTTTGCCGCAGAATATGTGGCAAATATGGGTCCAGATAAATTTACTGCCGTTACATTTCCCGACACACTGATATTATTAGCCGACAAATTGCCCGAATAAGTTGGTAGATACGCAGAAACGTTGGCATTTCCATAAGCCGCTGGCAATCCGGTTAGTTGACTGCCATTTCCAAAAAACACACTGCCTGATATGTTACCAGTAGTAGAAACATTGCCAGTAAAACTTTGTAGATAACTAGTGACATTACTGTTGCTGTAGTTGTTAACACCGCCAGTTATACCGCTAAGATAGTACCCATTGCCTAAAATATAACTGCCAAATACATTGCCTGCTGTAGACACGTTACTGGTTAATACTTGAAGGTAACTTCTCACGTTAGAGTTACTGTAATTTTTAGTAACTCCACTCAGCTGACTACCGTTGCCTATAAAATAGCTGGCAGCGACATTACCTGCTGTAGACACATTACTGGTTAATACTTGTAGATAACTAGCGACATTGGAGTTACTATAACTGTATCCGCCGCCCGATATGCCACTAAGAAAATATCCGTTACCCAGAATATAATTTCCAGATACATTACCTGAGTTAATGTTGCCTACAGTAATATTACCTGATATTGACGCTGTGCTGGCAAACACTATATTTGCGTAAGTATTTCCAACTACTGTTAAACTACTGAGATTTCCTACACTAGTGATGTTAGCTTGTATGTTTGATACAACCGTATTAGCCGTTGCGACATTAAGCTGGACAGCTTCAAAATTGGCATCTAGCTCACTTAGCTGTAAGCTTGTGGTTGAATTGGCAAAACTATAAGGTACGGTCATTTTTATCTCTTTAGTATATTTATAGGTTAATTAGAAGTCCAGGGGATTCCAATATTGGAATTATTTAACCAAACTATGGCGCGTGATTGATTATTCAGCCACAATGCTATGTTGGTTTCCGGCACGCTTAATATGTTTCGTCTTGGGAAAATTAAATATTTGTCATAAGCGTCAGTGTTGGTATTTAAGTCAGTTGGAATATTGAACTGTAAGCTGTTGCCATCAAATACTGTTTGACGCCCTGGAACCACAGTGACATTAAACGTTGCCCCTAATCCGTATCCTACAAAAGTAGCACTATCTAAATTAGAAAAAGTAAGACCATTGGCAGCAAAAGCCGCTGTACCATAATATATTATTTGTGTAATAGCTCCGTTTGAGTCAACATCTGCAACTGTAATAATTGCCCAGTTGTCGGGATTGATGCCCAGCATATCTGTTCCGGATATAGCAAGTTGACTGCCAATTCCGTAATTATAGCCACCTGACTGTATGGAAATGTCATAATTCCACAGCACATCAAATGTAGTAGAAGTGCCTGGTGTCGGAACCCATTCTTGGGTGTCAAGATTCCAATTAACAGATAGTGAATCATCTAGCTCATATCTATCTACTTCAAAATCCACTAGATTCAAACTGTCACCTATGGTGTTTTGTATCTCATAAGCTATTTTGCCGCTAGCTCCTGGTACTGTGTAAGCTATTACCCAAGCTGGGGTAAATCCCAATACATTGCCGTTAGTTTGTTTTGACAGCATCCATAACGGTAACATGTTGCTTTCCTGTCCTATGGTATCTATCACTTGATTACGCATGTTGTCCAATGAATTGGGATAAACTACGAGAACTTCCTCGGGCACGTTAGGAGGTTCAACTGGATAGGCCAGAACAACATCTTTGCCTACGCTGACGTTTTGATTGTTAACTAGATCATCTACTATGGTACTATAAACTACTTCATATATCACCTCACCAGTCACTGGATCTAGTGCTTGAGCTGTTTCTATACCGCCCAGTACGAGATTTTTCCAATAGTGATTGAGTCTTAGAGAAGCTAGATAATTATCCACGCTGGTAGAATATAATCCGTAAGCATGATGATAAGTTACATTGGTACTTAACCCAAAATTGGCATCATCGGGTCGATACAGTAGTGAGGGATTAAAAATACTTCTATTTTCCAATAAATTATTAATCTGCTGTCTATTGTTTTCGGGAGGCATACACAACACATAGATATTGTTATAAGGAGTAGCATATATTTTTAATACTCTAATAGAGAATTCTTTATTAATATTAACGTACCCATTGGCACTTACTGCGTTGACTGTGAATGTGTATGTGAGATCAAATGAAGTTGTGTCATTATCAAAATATGTAGTGCCTTTATCTAAAGCAAATGTATTAAAGCTTACACGACCTACAATGTTACCCGACGGATTTAAAGTCAATCCCTGCGGCAGAGAACTATTGCTACCAGATAATAATTGATAGGTCAATGCCAGTCCAGACGAGTTTATTGCTGACACATAAAACATGCTAGTGCCACCGTTGGCAATAGTGCCTAGATAACTAGGTGTTAGCCAAGTCACGCTGTTGCTTAATAAGCCTGACACTGTGAGAGCATAGTGAAAAGGCTGACTGATTAATTGGTGGTATGCTGCGTCATAAGCTTGAATAGTAAAACTATAAGTGATTTCGGTCAATCCTAGTAAGGGAACGGTACCGTACAAAAAACCAGTGACAGAATCTAAAGACAGGCCAGGCGGCAAATTATGTCCTAGATAATTGATAGTGTAGATTGAGTCTGAATAACCTGTAAACTGATAGGCAAAATAACTGTTGCTTGGAATTGTTCCAATGCTGCCTTGTGCGTTAATAATGATAGGTCTAATAAGATCGGAATTACTAGCTAACCAAACTGTTGTATCGGCTGTTAATACAGTAGTGGGAGCAGAAAAAATATCTGTATTGATAGCACTCATAGAAAAAGTTTGAAATACAGAAATTACGCCATCTGTTAGTTTCAAGGTAAAGGTGTATATGAAATATACATTTGTATTATTAGATTCTAGTTCTATAGTTCCGTGTATTAATCCAGTAGAACTAATAATCAATCCAGGTGGCAAACTACCAGATACTAAGGTTATTGCTGGTGGGAAACCTGTTGTATTATCATTAGTATATTGTAATTGAATTCCTGGAACCAATACCGAACCATTATAAAATTCTCCCAGTGATCCCGACAAAGTAATCCATTTTGGTCTGTTCTGTGATACCACTGTCATAGTAAATGTTTGATCAGCAAATCCAGTGACTATTGTCTTGCCCATTACTGTATTGGTAGTGTAAGCACGTATGGCAAATTTGGATATAACATCAGCCGGAACTAATTCTGACTCAATTTGTTGATTGGCAGTGACGATATTAGTCGGAACACCTTGTACAACGCCGTTATCCAAACAAACCATACCCGAAGGTAAATCACCGGCTATAAATTCATAATGTACCTGGCTACTGTCTGAACTAGTGGCCAACAAAGGTGGATCAACTTGGTAAAATACACCTTGTGGTATAGTACCTAAACTGCCAGGGGGAGTAGTCCAAACCACCTGTGTTGGCATAATTACAATCTTCCAACGACTATTTCAATAGTTCCAAAATCACCATTAAATGATTCCAGAGCTTTCCCTATGACCGATCCCAACTTAGGATTTGATTCGGCTCGGGCACGACCATTACCAGCAGATATCATCATAGCTCCTTTGGTCACACTTCCTTGTACTTGACAGGGAGTACGGCCAGTCAATGCCAACTTGGCAACATAAGTAGATTTTAAATTAGAATTCATTAAGTAAGCTGGATCTGTGGATATCACCCCAGCTACAGTTGTATCACTATCTAATCTGCTCATAGTCAATTCTTCGTCACCCCCAAATGACACAACAGTACCCGGAGCATAGTCATCATCAGCACGATAACATTCTGCTAAGTCAGCGTATAAGGCATGCGTAGCAGTGCCGACAAAATAATTTCCAGTTACATTGCCTGTTACACTGATATTGCCTGCTGTGAGATTTCCTGAATATGTTGGCAAATAAGCAGCCACTTGGGTGTTGCCATAAGATGCTGGCAATCCAGTTAATTGACTGCCATTTCCTATTATATAATTTCCAACAACGTTACCAGTTGTACTAATCAATCCACTTGATGTTATTGAAGTAAGTGTGCCTACTGATGTAATATTTGGTTGAGC